GACGATATATCGCCTACCTTCAGTAAATTGAAGCTCTTGAAAGCCTTTACTTTCCAGCTTCTTAGTAAATTCAGCAGCTAGCCTTGGATTCTGTTCAATAATTCCATAAATCTTATAAAAGAGCTCTGCTGATGTAGTTAGCTTATGAGCAGTATGAACTTGAAGCTTCTCCTTTAACACATAAATTCTAAATAGAATTTGAAGCGCCATAAAGGTTGATTTCCCCTGTTGCCGAGCGCAGAGCAAGGTGACTACTGGATGAGCCCATCGGCCATCGGGTTTTTGTTTTAAGCTGTGATGAGCCAGCCATTGCTGCCAAGGCATAAGCTCAAAGCCGATTTCTTCACAAAATTTAATCATTTGCTCGCCTAGTGAGGGTAAATTGTTAAGTTTTGTGTGAATTCGCGGTTCTGCCACACCTCGGTAAGTCGATTCGTCCCTGACTCGGGCAATCTCTCCCAATTGAGCCATTTCAATTTGTTTCATTCCTGATAGTGCCTAGCCGAGCCATTTTCAGGGAAAATCTTCCCAATGGGGGTCGTGGGTCTGCTGGCGCGCTCAAAAAAGGTGGGGGTCATACGATCGCGCTTAGAACTATTGCATTGAGTGCAGCAAGCCACCATATTAGAAGCTTCATCAGTGCCACCCTTGCTGATAGGTATTAGATGATCAACTGTAGTGGCTTCTAGGCCGCAGTAATGACAGGTGTTGTAATCTCTTTGAAGCACTTGAAGTCTTGTCTTTTGGTAGTAGCTGGAGTTATAGCGTCTGCTCAATGCCAGCCCTTAGTCTCAAGATGATGAAGTGCAATGCAAGCATCAGCGTATCTATGTCTTATGTATTTAATATGTGCATCTATTTGCTGCCTAGGGCTAAGGTCTCTATACCAAGCAGAACGCATCTGACCAAGGCCATAGTGTGATCCATTACGAGCCTTTGGATTCCATCTACTCTCTTTATGAATTAACCAGTTATAACATTGAAACTCTGACCAATCTAATTTGTTGTAAGCATAAAGTTTTAGATTCATATCTGCTTTTGATGATTGTATAGATATAGCCTGTAAGGCCAGTAGCATCAGCGAAAGGCAATAGGCTGTCCTAACCTTCGCTGAAGGGCCAGCTATGCGCCCGCGCTTTGGCGTTATGGTAATGCCTCTGTCAAATATCTTACGCATTGACTTACTCCTCATCTCACTATATGGACAAGTTTTATTAGTATTTGCTATGAATCAACTCCATCCGGCATATCCATATGATCATCTATATCTCTCCATATTGGGTATATGTCATCTTTCATTCTAACTCCCATATCTTCTTAAACTCTAACTGGCCTGATTGAAAGGCGTCTTTCAGCCTTTCCCTGCCGTCACTATGGAACTTAGTAACCAGATAAGGCTCAGCTATTGTGCCTTCTAGCCATTCAACTCTTTCACCATTTGGATCAATAACATCATCGCCATTGATATAGTGGAACTTATCTAATATCGCATCAATTGACGATTCTCTTACTGTCTCAACTATCTCGCTAGATATATTGCTTTTTACCCATTTAACGAACTCGCGCTCATTCTTAACTATCCACTTAAATTTAGGCTTACTGGTAGTCACATAGGCGATAACATCATCACCATATTCAGCCTTTACTCTGTCTGCTCCTATTGCATCCATTTCGGCCTGTAGAGCTGCTCTCAGCCTATCCTTGGCCTTCTTAGCCTCATCAGCTATCAGACTCACCGCTGCTAATTCCAGACTCAGTTCCTTGATTCCCATTGCGCTCCCTTTCTTCTTGCCTTCTTAATCTGGTCTCAAGTGATGCCAGATTGATACCACAATCTTTGGCTATAAACTCCTTATCAAATCCCCATTCCATTAACTGTTTAATATATTTAATAGAGTGGGGCTTGCTCATCGTAGGGCCTTTCCATAGTTGAGTTTCCTGTCCAGTATTTTACGCTGATTTTCTCAAAACCAGCTGCTAATCGACATACTCGACACTTACCCGATTTCATCTTCCATCCACCACATTGCTCGCATCGCACAATATCGTCCTCTTTACTAGCTACGCGATCAGATGGATAAATGATGCGCTGAAGGAAGCATCGCTGGCATTCGACCAACCATACTTCCTCTGGCGCTTCAGACACATCCTCAGTGTTATACCGCTTAATTTCTGTGTGCGGAGTAACTAGCTTGCAATTACTGCAAGAGAAAGGGTGTGCATCTTTAATCATTTCTGAAAGACCCAATGCCCATCTGAACCAACTCTCATCCATTTGGCAGGATGACCGGACTTAGGCGTAGGACAAACCCAACCCCTATATTCCTTGCCTTCCTTTGTGCCAGTCTTTAAGACCATTGGTCCATCTCCACCAGAACATAATGGGATTTCATCAATTATCTCAGCACCTAATTGGTCTGCTATTGCAGTAACATCCCAGACAATAGGCTCAGGATCATTAGGGCGTTGTTCTTTTATGAATTCCGCAAGAGCTGGCTTAGTCGTTTCAATTGCCTTCTTTGGGCTTTGTTTAGTCTTAGCGAAGTATCCAGCGAGGTTAAGTGCGCGTCCCAACGCTCCAGTTTCCGCAAGCTCCAGTGCATATTGCTTGGATTTAGACTCACTGGATAGACCTGTAGTCCAAGGATGTGTGTCAGCTTCAGTGCGATATAGCTCAGTTTTAATGATATAGACATCGCAATTAGCCACAAGCGACTCCGCCAAGATATGAGTCTTGATTCTATAATCTGGATAAGCATTTATAAACTCCTTTAATCGGTCTTGAACACTCACATAATCATCTAGGTAATTCGACATCTAACTTCTCTCTCCCTGCGAAATCATTTATCGCATCTTCTAATTGTTCTTTCAATGAGTAAAATGTGCCATCTGGCCAGTTCTGTGCATCATCGGCGCAAGGCTGGCAATAGAACCTAACCTGAGCCTTGCGAAGCGGTGTTTCGCTTTGGACTTTCCAGACTGCTGGAGTTGTCGCTCTTAAATCCCAACCATTCTTATTTTGTCCCCAGCGATATTTACAGTAATCGCAGTATTGATTGCTATTGTGATTGCGAGTCAGACTCAATGTCGTCCCAATCTTCTGGACTCGAAAATCGTAATCGACCCAAGATAGCGGCATATCCAATGAGATCGAGATACGAATCTTCGCGCTCTGGACTTTCCACCATTCTTGAGAGTTTGGTCGCGATAGCAATAAGCGCCAAGTCAGCTGGGTCTCGGAGCTGAATACCGAGTGCTTTACTGATTTTGAAAATGCGTAGTAAATTGTGCCTCGGGTCGCCATACTCGATGCCCCTGTCGAATAGTGTGTTTCCAGCACTTTCGAGCCATTCATTTAATGATTTCTGTGTATCGGACACTTGCTCTCCCTCTCTTATATCCTTCATTAAAGGCTTTAGCTTTGGCTGAACTCCAAAGAGCCCATAAGTAAAGGCCGAAGAATGGCACTAGAATTGTTATGCCGACTACTTGGGTATCAGATAAATTAGGAAACATCTGCACTCACCCCATATTTATCAAGCCAATATGCAGAGATTTCAGCCTTAGACAGACGGCCTCGAAGTTGCTTCTTACCCATCCGCTCTTTAGCAAATCTTCTTATTATTGATCCCTTAACCCAATTTGTCTCATCGGTCCAAGCCCCTGCTTGAGAATCAAATCGAATAAGAGTTAGTTTATTTACCATCTAGCAATCATCTCCTTCATTTCATCATCCAGACTTGCAATTGCATTGTCATTGGTTCTGACGTAGGTGTTTCCATTACTGTGAATTGATCCTTCACCAACGACAAAACCCTTATATTTAATGTCAATCCCATCGCCTACTTGACCAAAGAACCTAAGTTCCTCATCAACGCTGTAATACAAATGAAAGCCATCTCCTGTGCTGACTGTATAAGTTGGTTTCATCCAATCGCGGATATCACCACCATTTCGAAAATCGACATCTAATACGACTAGACCGCTGGCTTGGCAGTTGATTCCATAATTCATTCTAGGATCAACTGAAAACCAAAAATCAACCAGTTGCCAGTCATTAGTAGCATCAAGATGACCTCGCTTTATTAGGTCAAAATGCGGTAATTTATTGCGCGATTTAACTGGCAGGACTTTCCAACCATTTAAAATCGTTTGAGCAGCTGAACCCTTTATTGATTTACTCTCAGCAATAATGGCTAAATCAGTTGCTAAATTGCTTATATATGACATTTGTTGCTCCCTTCTAAACCCTAGTAAATGGATTTAGTGGGTTAAATGTATTTGCTTAAATCTATTTAGACAAGTAATAGCTCGGCGAGTCGGATATCAAAGAAGCCGCACAGCCTCTCGCTATGGGCTTTGTTGCTAAAATCGGTTGTAATCGGCAGACTTTTCAAAACCCACTCAGGCTCGATTAGAGCCCCTAAGTCGAACTGGTAGATGCCCTTAGGTGTCGCATTAATATAAAGGGTCTTAGCGCCTGTCCTAGCCCTTATATCGGCCAGATAATCCCACTTCTTCTTCTCAATAAGTAGGCGGTCGTAATGCGTTCTACGGCATTTGAGCTCGATATAAGAATCGCTAGTAATGCCATCTGCTCGGTCGGTCGCTGATAAAGGCGTCAAGTCTGGGTAAAGCGACTTGAGAGCCTCAAATAACTCGACTTCCCTAAAGTAGATTAGTTATCTTCCTCGCCATCTTCCCAACCAATTTTCTTTATTGGGTCATCGGCTGGCACTATCCAATCAGGGTAAGAGCTACGATCCATAGCGAAAGCCAGCGAAGTTCCTTCATCCATACCAGCTCTGCGACAGGCTTTATAAACTTCATTAGCCGCAATAGCCCAGAAGTCAATCTTTGTTAAAGGCGTCTCTTTAGTAGTGCGCTTACGCTTTACTGGCTTCTTACTTACGCGCTTTCGCGTTGCCATTTCTGACCCCTCTCGCTAGGGCCAATTCTAGCTGAGACTCCATTTTATCAAGGCGCGACACTATTGGAATATTCTCCAATTTAATTATGTAGCGAAGGCCAGCAATCAGAAGGGCAATTGATCCTAAGACTGATGCCACTAGGGTTGCTAGTTCAGCTGCAACCATTACCGGACTTTGCCGTAACGCTCGTAGTTAGGGTTGAGCCAGTTGATTATGCTAGGCAAGACTGACACTAGAGCGGCATTTGCAATCGCATTGAGATCGAATCCTACCGCTAGATAGGTCGCTAGTGCTGTCGCTAGGAATGTCTTTGCCCAGCTTTCGGCCATCTTTTTTAGGTCGCTCATTCTTGTCCCCTTCTAGGTCAAAGTAACTGCTGTCTTTGTCTCCCAAAGTTGTAAAGCTAATATGGAAATGCGAACGATGCGGATTAGGGCCCGAGTATTTACGCCGCTTCCAGCCCAGTATTGGGCTCATAATCTTGCCATCGTAGATAATATATTTGATGCGCTTATCGCCCTTCTTGGCGCACTTACGAATTTTCTCAACCAACGCATAAGCTTCTTCTTTGTGCGCTGCTAGGTCAGAATCAATGTCTATAGCTCTAACGATTCCATTTGATGGTATATGGTCAGAATTGCCTTTAGCAAGGTGGCGAGCATCAGCAATCCAGCCATCAGACTTCCTATCGCGATCAGGATAATCGTCATCGATTTGCTCCCGAAGTTGAATTCCTGCTGCGCATAATTTAGGCATTAGCCGATAAGAAGTTTAGCTTCATCCGCTGTTATGCCAAGGCGATTGAGTAAATCAGCTTTTGCTGCTGCTTTCGCTTCGGCTTCTGCTATTGCTTTTTCCTTAGCCAATCTAGCTTCTGCCCAACTGTCAAGAATTGCATCGGTTTCAGCTTTGCTTAATTCTGTATAGCCATCTTGATCGCTGCCGACTCTTAAGCCTTCAGGATTTTCAGCTTTGATAATTGCTAACATTTCTTGTTTTGTAGTCATTATGCCTGTGCCAATCCATAGACGGAAACTTGCCCTGTGATATTACTGGAAGATGATTTTAGTTGGAATCCAATACAACCGCCACCACCACCATTAGAAAGTTGTAAATCATAAAAATCATTGCCTACTTCAGAATAATAAAAGCCTTGTAATTGGTTATTTGTTCTGTTGAACCATAAATAACCACCACCATAGGTGTTGTTAGTTAATTGCCAAAAATCATCACCAGCAGCACCAAAATAGGTTGAGGTAGTTGAACCGAAAGCTAAACTTCCGCTTGCTGATTTATAGTTGGTTGTTCTAGTTGCTGGCCCTGTTGTTCTTAAATTAAAAATTAAATCATTGGCAAATGTTGAGGCAGATACGAACTCAAAGTTCAATAAGTAAGATACATAGGTGCTGGTAAATACATCATCAAAAGTTGTTCCAGTATTCGCCACACCGCTAAAAGTGCCGCGCTTAACTAATACTAAAGCGCTTGAGCCTACTGTCTTCCATTCAGGAGCGGTTGCACCAGAATTGACTGCCAGAACTTGATTAGCAGTTCCAAGTGAAAGTTTGGTAAAAGTATCAGCGCCAGTTCCATAAACTAAATCGCCAGCTGCATCAAAAGCGGTGGCCACTGTGTTAGTTACTACTGGAATTGGGCCAGTTCCTGAAGCGACTGAAATACCAGTTCCGGCTTGAACCTCAGTTATGTCTCCACCAGCAGTCCAAGTAAAATCTAAATCTGTATTAGAAGCTTTGCTTAATATCTGGCCAGTCGTTCCACCTTTGAGATCAAGAAATGAAGTGTCAATTCCATTGCCCAAAGTGCGGATGGCAGCTGCGCCATCCTTTACTAAATCTGTATCAGCTGGGGTTGTCCAGCCAAAATTACTTGTCGTTGGCATTTAGTCTCCTATGCAACTATTGTAGCGTCAAGCCAGTCCAAAGTTGGGCTGATTGTATTCCAAGTCTCAGTCGCTGGGACTGAGTTCCATCTGAACGCCTGAAGGCTGAAAGCGATAGGCGATAGGTTCATTGTCAGGTCTAGGCGGTTAAGACCTGCAGTCCAAGTCCAACCCTCAACAAATCCTTGGAACTCTCCATTGGTCATATTGGATGGCAAATTAGTAATATTCAATGGCATACCCATAAATACATTTAGCAGACTATCTCGGTCGGCATTGTCAATCTCTGGATTAGCTGTAGTAAAGGTTATCTGCCGTAGGGCAAATTGAGGATAAGCGCGAATAAGTAGATAGAAGGCTGCTTGGGCTTCAGCGTCGTGTTGATGCCTAAGAGTGGTAGATATTGTGGTAGCTAGTTGGCCATAAAGGGCTATGGAAGCCGCGTCCTCATCGCTGACCTCGGCATTGCCTACCCCATAACCAACTGTTATGGCATTTCGGACATCGCCAGCTCGCTTAACAATTGAGAGAGCTGGGCCAATGGCGTGATTGCCATCGAGATCAACATAGCCATTAGTCGCAAGGTATTGGCTTCGGTGTGTTGAATCGGCGTAACCAATTCGGCCTTGAGAATCTTCATACAAATAACCCAGTCCGCTAGTGGCATACCTAGAAGCTAAATTATAAACTGTGTCGTTTAGGCCAGTCTCAGAGTGCAACTCATAATCGCCAGGAGTGTCTATCTCACCTAGTCCGCTATTTTCTGCATCCTGCCATTGAGTCGTTGCGTCATAACCATTCCAAGTCTCGGCCGCTGGCACTTCATTCCATTGGTCAAATAATACGCCGCTAAGTAATGTCTCAATGCGGTCTCCATCAAATTGATGGGCAAAGTTTCCAGTATAAACTGCCCTAGCAAGTCGCGCTAAAGCTCCTACTGCAACGATTCTAATTTGCTGGCTCGTAGCTGTTGATCCTGAAGTCTGGACTGTAATGCCTAAGTCAGTAATAAAGCCGCCAAAAAGATTGACATAAGCGCCAGTAGAATCTTGGACTTCTATTGTTACTGCGTCATTTACTTCATAAGGAACTGACGCTTCAGCCGTCTCAATAAGAGTTAAATTGCAGTAACCAGCAATTGGCTGTTGATAAATATCGGTGCGACCCGAGGTAATAGTTAAGCCGCTTAGGGTTGCGCTAGTAACTGTAACGCCATCAACCTTAACTCTATAGACTGGATTCCAGAGGGTCATTGCGCTACTAGACCGCCAAGTATTGCGCCCCCACCGCCGTTGCGAGCGTTGCTAGTGTTTAATGCTAATACTACGGCCCGAGTGAATCCTTCTTCATCTATTGCGCTTGGGGCATTAACATTGATAGTGACACCAGCGTTATTGGCTGCAACTGTTCCAGCGACATTAAATCCAGAAGGGATGGCATTACCGCTAGGAACTAGAGTTGAGGGAGTGCTAACTGCTGAACCTGATGGGACGCTTGGGGTGGTCGATGGCTTAGGAACTGGGGGAAGGCTCGGGCTTGGAGCAGTTGAAATCTTCGGAAGGCTTGAACTGCTTGGAGTGCTAGGCGCTGAGAATGAAGGCTTGGAAATAGTAGCCACATTAGGAAGAAGTGGGACGGCATTGTAAGCGCGAATAAGGACATTTATTGCATCAATGGCAAAATTTACCGCGCTCTTTATTCCATTAACTACGAAGCCAATTACATCAAGAACGCCACCAGCAACCTTGCCAATGAAGCTAAGCGCTGCGCCAAGATTGTTAATCAATACGGGAACTACAAAGTCTTTAATAAAGTTATAGAGGATAGTTAGAGAATCCTTATTTCTGGCAATTGCGTCAGTAACTGGCTTTAATGCGGCGTCTTTAAACTCAATAAACTTTGGAATAACTGTGTTTATAAAGTAATCCAAAAGTCTTTGAAGGGTAGGCAATAAAGCAGCTCCTACTGATTCTTTGGCTTCATCAAAGCCGACTTTAAGTCTTGCAATTTGACCTTCAAAAGTATTGGCTTGAACTGTAGCTGCTCCACCAAAGGTTTCGGCTAATTGTTTTACAGTTCCTTCTAGTCCAAGGGTTTTAATTTCTGCAGCAGACAAGCCAATACCTAAACGCGTTAGTGAGCCTGTATTGCCTTCATAGGCTTTACCTAAAGCATTAGATACTGCTTCTACACTTTTACCAGTAGCAGCTGAAATATCTAAGGCTAAATTCAATAAATCTTGGGACTCGGTTACTGATCCTGTTGCAGTTGCTAGGCGCTGAAGGGCTGGACGCAATTGGTCATCTGCAACGCCAGTAGCTAGTGAGGTTTTAAGTATCTGCTCCTCGACTGCTGAAATCTGGGCTTGGGTTGCGCCAGTAACATTTTTTAGGGCATTGGCTAAACGAAGCTGGGCAGCCTCATCTTCAATAGCTGCCTTAACGCCATCGACGGCTAACTTGACTGCATAGGCTGCCGCTGCCGCTGCTGCTGCTGCAAAGGCAGCTGCTGCAACCTTGCCGAACTTCTCTAACTTACCGCCAAAGCCTTCGACTTCTTTCTCTCCAGCATTAAGATTCTTTTTAAGGTTATCAATGTCGGCAAGGATTGAAAGCTTAAGGGTTCTACTTCCAGCCATTACTTATCCCATTCCTTGACAATTGAAGCAAAAGATTCTTCCCATTTTTTTATTATCTCAGGTTGTATTCTTCTAAGGGTTGGCCAAATAAAAGTTCCAGTATTTCCCCTTAAACCAAATTTTGGGGTTCTAGGCAAAAATTGTTTCTGTTTTCTTGCACCAAATTCAACACCAGCCAAAATGCCTTTTTGACCGCGAGTTGATCCTTCGTTTAATTGTGTGGTAGCACCGCCACTAAATCTTTGACCTGCAAAGCCAAGACCAAATTCTCCAACAACTGAGCTTTTACTTATTCTAACTCCATTTGCTATTCGCTGTGCTTGTTTTGGTCTTGGATGACTAGCTGCTGCGTTTTTAATTTCTTTAACGGCAAACTCAACTAAACCATTAGAAGCTTTTCTAGCTTGCTCTTTGCCTTCATCGCCCATTTTTCTTATTACGGACGCTATTTTTCTAAGCTCACCTTTGTCATATTGAAAGACGCGTTGCTCGTCAATGCTTGCCACCGCTACGCTCCTTTAATATATCTATGGCCGTTAATACTTGGTCTATATCTGTCCAGTAAGGCATCGGAATCCCAGTTGCGATAGCAATCTCGATGATTAGTCGGTTGATGCTTCCGGACTCGTAACTTTTGGGCTTTCATCTCCAATCGTCATTTCCTCAACTGTCAGCTCCCAAATCTCTTGAGACTTGGTTGGTTTCCCTGCTGCTTCGCGCTTATACGCAAAGTAGGCAAGGTCTAAGAAGTCCGCTTGCTGGTAGGCCGAGATATCCTTCATTGAATAAATCGACTTACCAGTTTTGCGTTCCCACTTAGCCCATTCTGGCAAGCCAGCTTGGTAAGTA